ACTCTTGAAAACTGAAGCTTCTATGTCTAAGGATTTGTCTTGCGATATCTCTTGTAGTAGTAATCTCGATGCAGGCGGACACCATTTCGAGAGGACTCCAATGTTGGTGCTTAATAAGATATCTAATGAGCTTTTCGCTGGTTTCTGTATTAAGCTGATTGCTCGGGTTACTGACTCTTGCACAGTAGGCAATGAGTTCTTGTGCATCCGAGATTCCCATGCTTGCAAATTCTTCAGTTGGCTGGCTGTAACTAAGCAATTTAACATTCATTTATAACTTCTTCTTTTTCAAAAATTTCTGTGTACTAGATTCTACATCTTTGCGCACTCGTTGAGAATCTAACTTAAAATCAATATTATCAATACTGTCTTCGTATGTTTTGCACAAATCACTAAGACTTTTTTCTAATAAAGGCCAGCCTTCTCGCCTTGCTTTAGCTGTTATTTTTATTTCCCAAGTTTTGCCATCTTTAAAATTAATCAATACTTTATTAAGATACCTGATAGGTAAAACATTTAACTTAATATCGTTGAATACTTCTGGCCAATGTTCGATGACATCCTTGGGAAGAACCTTCCCATTTGTTGTCATTTAACTGTTTTTTTCTTGGTCGGAACCAATTCCTCTGCTTTACGACGCATTGCTGCAGCTTCTTTAGCTAATTTATCTGCTTGACTACGATACTCTTTAGCCTGAGCCTCAGGTGTTAGTATCGCTGTGGAAGCTGGCGCAGTAGTTTCGGCAACCTTTTTTTCTGTAACTGTTGCTGTTGCTTTTTCGACATCGGCTTCACCGACATTTGGTTTAATAGATAAATCATCTACTGCAACACCGCGTTGTTCGGCAATGATCTGATTTAATTCTGATAATTGAATCCCTACGCCAGCTCTAGGAGTCATTTCAATTGCAGATGTTGGCGCTTTAATTAATCTATTATTTACATGCAACCAAGGTAGCATACGCGATCCATCTGGAAATTGAGTACGATCTAAAACTTCTGCAAATTCATAAGACTCTTGACCGGTCACACTTTCTACTAAATTTATAATAGCATCGTGATAAATGTCCGGCATATTTTCAGTTGGTACTATTAAACAACTGTATGCATCTCCGGGCAAAGTACGATATGCTACTAAACATTTTTTGTTAGTCGCAATAACGCGACCAACGTGTTTAAGTTCTTGAGCCATGTTATGCTCCTGCTACAGCTGATGAAATTGCGTCAGTTGCGGGTTGTTGTGTTCCTTGAGCGGCGTTAGCTTTTTCAGCAGTAGCTTGTTGTGCAGCAACTGCTTCTAAAAATGCTGTAAGTTTTGTATAAGTTTGACCGACTGCAACCATCTCATTTGGTTTAAATGCAGCACGGGAACTAGCTATATCGATAATAACTTTCATTGCGTTCAAATCGTTTATAGTAAGATCGTTACTTTGAGCATCTGCTCCTGATTGTTGATTTTGTACATCAGCCATATTATCTCCTTATTGAGTACTAATTAATTATCTTGATTGTAAAAGCGGGCATGCAATTGTGAAAAAACTTAATTCTTTTTCGCTTTCAAAACCGATTCGTGTATTATACACTATTGTATTTGTATTATCTAATGCTATACCTTGCCCTACATAATACCTACTATTTAAATTCTTTTTTATCCAGCTGTCTATAGATTTGATTGTATTTGGACTATATTTGTCTATACTAGTATATTTAAAATGAGGACAGGCAAACTCAACTCTTCTTAAATCAAAATAATTTAATGGATTAGGTTTGCCGTTTTTTAATGCCATTATACTGATTCCTTAGCAAATTCGTAATAAGCATATTCTCCGAAAGGGGGAACAATGGTATCATTGCCGTGAATGATGAATACTGTATCACAATAGTTTTCATCACCCCAGCTACCCCAAGGATAGCCATCTGTAAACATGATAAACTTTTTAGGTTGGATATCATTTTCTTTCATGTAATTCCAATTGGCATCGAATTCAGTACCACCGCCGCCTATCGGTTCATAATTGTCAAAATCGTCTAAACAATAACCATCATAATCTTGTTCATTGTAAACTCTAGTATCAAAGCACCATACTTTAATCTTAAAGTCTTTGTATTCTTCCATAATGCCTTTGATTTCTGATAAAAAATCTTTAGCTTGATCATCTCCAATGGAACCTGACATATCAATTGCTACACAGATATCGATAGTTTCTTGAAATTGTTGACCTGGCAAGATAGCGGTCATGTGCCATCCTTTGCGGTTAGGACGCATAAAACTAAAGTCGTTTTTAATAGTACTTTGAATTTGTTGACGAAGAATTTCACGCCAGTTCATCTTAGGTTCTGTTAATTCCTTAATCATTCGTTGTACACTGGCAGGAGTATTGCCTGCACCTGCGGCCTGTGCAGCCTGTATAGTTGCTTCGCGAATCTCATCACGAATTTGTTTTAATTCTTCTTTTGTATATTTTGGCTGTCCGTCTTTACCAGTTTCGCCCCAATCGATATGCTCATCGAGTAATTGACCTAGGGCGTCTAGTTCTTGTTCATCCATTTCTTCAGAAATTTTGTCGTAAATTTCTTCTGCACCCATACCGTAATATTTTGAATCATGGAAAATTTTAATACCCTCGATATTGTGTTCGCCGATACGATCACGGACTAATTGCCCATTTACGCAATAATCTGCGGCAATATTAAATATTTTTGGATCTCGATTTTCTCGACGCCCCATGTGATCAAACACATTATGCAGTATTTCGTGAGCAATTACAAATTCAACCTGTTTAATTGTAAGCGGGTCGAAAAATTTACGATTGAAGAAAATCGTGCGGCCGTCTGTAGCAGCAGTAGGTAACCAGTCATCCGCTTCTTGAATTTTTAAGCGTGTAGCCATGTTGCCAAAAAATGGATGTTTAAGTAAAAGACCAACTCTAGCTATAATAATTTTGTCAACAATTGGATCTAAATTAGACATAGTTTTTCCTAAATTTCTTGTATGTACATAGTATAACACCACCCTAGGGTGGTGTCAACTGATATTATGAATATTTTACTTTTGTGTTGCTTGACTAATATACTTACCATATTTGGCATGGAAAGTATCAAAACATTTGATTTCGTCTGGATCTAGCGGCAATTTGTAAGTTGACAATGCTAGTTTAGTACCCATAATAACTAATTCAGTTTCAAAATTATTCATCATAAATTCGAAAAAATTATTAGTTTGATCATTCCAATTTTTAACTTTCTTTTCGCAACTGTCTTTGAGCTCATAGCATAAAGATACAGTTAACGAATACATAGCTGAGATCTCTTTAGAATCCATTGTTTTAACTTTACCGTTTAGGATATCTGTTGGATTCGGCATTTTACTAGCATGTTTACGATGCGCCATAAAACTTATAGCCAAACCTTCTCCAACTGAGCCTGACACTAAATCTGTTAGTGTATCGGTATCGGTATCGTCGTCATGCAATAACTCACTGACAAAACTCCAAGAGCGAGGAGTAGCAAATGCGCGGCTACTAGATTTTGGATCAAAATCGTACAAACTCTTTTTACTAAAACTTAAAAAACCAACCACATCTTTGTGGACTTTATTTTCAACAGCCCACTCAAAGTAGTCGTCCCAGTTAACTTGCATTTCCAAGTGAACAAAACGATTAGCCAACGGAGCGGGCATACGGAATGTAACACCTTTATCAGTCTCACGATTACCGGCTGCAACCAGTACAACATTGTTTGGCAAGTGATAAGTTCCTACACGACGATTTAAAATTAATTGATAAGCTGCTGCTTGTACAGCAGGAGCTGCAGAGTTCATTTCATCTAAAAATAAAATAACTTGTTTGTGTTTACTGGCTAGCTCTTGGTTTGGCAATTCGCTTGGAGGTGCCCAACGCATGGTACCATCGTTGCTATCAAAATATGGAATACCCTTAATATCTGTAGGTTCCCACAAACTCAGACGCACATCGATGACATGAGCATCTAGCTCACTACCAAGTTGTTTAATAATATCTGATTTACCAATTCCTGGAGGACCCCAAAGGAAGATTGGACGCTGATTCTTGAAAGCCTTACGCAAAGACTTTTTGGCACCGCTTGGGCCAACTGTACGACTGGAAATTTCTGTTGACATTTATATTCCTATGCTGAGTTAAAAATTTGTTACTGTTAACGCTGTCTATGTATGTATTGTACGGCATTTAACAAATTATGTCAACTATATTTTAATTAGATAGATTTTTTTCACGCTCATTTATGGCTTTTATTAAACCAAATTTTCTTATGTCGTCGCTAAACAACATTAGCTCAAAACTCTTGCGTTCAGAAAATAGTGTTATACTTTGGCTGGTCAAATAGTACGGACTATCAATATATCTTTCTAAAAAGATTATGGTTTGTGGACTAAGCTCGATTGGTTCGGTAAATGGCACTTCGTATGATTTGAGTTCTAAATCTTTTACCAAAAATTCATATCCGTCTTCGGTTAACCGGAATGCACTATCTTTGTTTACTCTAGTGCTTTTCCACCATTTCCGACTAAACAATTTGACATTGGCTTCATCTGTACTTTTACCCCAAGTTTCGAGGAAAATTTTGGTCAGCGAAGTTCGACTTATCATTTACAAATAGTACCCTGCGTCAATTTAACCACTTGAAAATCTTCACAGCCGAAAGTAAGATTTAATTTTTTTGCTAAATTGTGTGCATGTCCAGGATTTGAAAAAGAAACTTTTTTATATTTGGGTCCTGGATAAGAAGTAAGACTATTAAATGACTTCAAATTAAAAGGTTCGTTTTTATAAAATACAGCCCAAATGGCTTCAGACTCGAGAATTTGCTCGGCTTTATAATTTTTCTTGTTTATATATTCAAGTAATATTTTTGGCTTTGGTCTCGACATTATTTGCGTCCTGATAAGTACGCATATATTTATCTAAATTATCCTTTAAAATCTCCGCCATCTAACATGATATTAACCACTTCATTCTCTGTATTATGCTTTAGTTTATTAAACAAACTTTCATAATCTTGCACCAGCTTATCTTGTATTTCAGCAAGTGCTAAATTAAGTAATCTAGCCTGTTGGATTGGAATTTTTAGTTCTTTGCTTTGACTTAATTCAGCAGCTCTGAGCTGCTGAGTAAATTGCGTTATAGGGGTTAAATTAATCTGATTTGACATTAGAAAGTACCTGTTTCATTTCAAATTCTGTTTTATAAGGTCCTTTGTATGGATTTCTCTCTAATGTAATCAATTTAGGACAAAAACTCTTGACCCAACCTTTGTTAAATTGAATAGTATAGTATCCGGCACAATATAAACTTTTACTCTGGAGACTTTTTGTAAACAACGGCAATTTATTACGAACATCGTACATAGTATTATAAGGTCGAACACTTGTAGGAAATCCGTGACATTCATTAGGTTCTGCTTGTGTTATTTTTACTTTGGCGTTGGTTAAAAAGAATCCATCTCCAAATTCTTTTGTAAGGTCTTGTTTTTTATTAAACATTACTTCGCCGTTAGTATTTGATAATACAAATTTATTATTTTCTTTTTTATGTAATGTTGCGATTTTAGTTCCATCTTGTTCTACAATCCAAAACTTACCATCCACAATAGGCTTGGCACATATAACTGTCATATTTTTCTCCTTTATACTACAAGGGCCCTGACGGCACCCCAGTAATGTATGTATTTATCTCTCATTCTTCAACGAAATCTACTACATTGCCGTCAGCATCTGCACAGATGATACGTACACTATCACCGTCTTCGTTTTTAATTTCAATAGGGCCCCAAATCCACCATTCGGTATCAGTTTGGTACCAAGGATCTTCTTCTCGTTCTTCTAATTCATAGATGCTATTTTCATCAATAAACTCTTGAATTTCTTCTTCTTCCTCTTCGTTTAGTCCTTCAATCTCAACATCATACCAACAACCGCCGTCATACATTTCGTTAAGATCGACGCTTTCAATATTATTGACTTCACAGTCACACATATTGATGCTGTCTTTTTTACCATCGCCTCCAGGAACTTCTACAAACTCGAACTCGGGAGGATTGTCGTCTGTTGTGTTAACAATCCATTCACCGTAGCGAAATCCATTAACAACTGCAATTTTACCATCACCATTTTTTTGAGACCAATACTCATTTTCTTGACAAGATTTTTTATAATATGTACTAACGGTCCATGTTGCCATGATTATCTCCTTATTGGTCTAATGGCAAAGTATTCCACTCTTTAATTAGAGCGATAACTTCTTCTTCTGTATTGCAGATACTTTTTGTAGTAGCCCAGTCGTCCTTTTTATTACGGCCACCGATTTCGACCATCCAACCGTTATCGTAACGATTGATAGTGATGCTTTCGTTTACTTTTGCTAGTTTTGCTAATTTACTCATTTAGTTCTCCTTGATATTTTGCCTGAAATGGTTCTGCATATTGCTGAATATTATCAGCAATCTTTTTCATATCCCAAGCATTACAAAACTTGAGCATACGAATGCCAACTTGATCCACTGTTTTAGGTTGAGCATTAATCTTAATTGTTTCTTGAATCTTTTCTTTAATGTCTGCAGGTTGTGCTGTAAGATCGCATAATTGTACATTGCGTTGATAATCTTCTAGAACTCTGTGTTCTTCGCCATTATGGTCAACCCATCTCTGAAGCATGAGATTGTTCCACGCAAATCCGCGGCTTTTACGGTCTTCGAACGCTTCAATAAGACCAACTTTGTTTTTAGAACCTTTAGTACGCACACCTGGATACGCTGAGAAGACATTATCACTGGTATCACCACGCATACATTTCTCGAACAGCATCCACTCTGGGTCTTGCGCTGGCTTTGGTTCGCCTGTCTTTTTGTCTTTAACGGGTTTACCTTTGGCATCAAAGATTCCTTCGTGTGTAATATGTAAGTCACCTACGCCATTATATTGGCTGACATTAGGACTAACTAATTGTGCAAAATCTCCATCTGTGCTAATAATCACATGCTTTGCATCCGGATGTGCTTGTATCCAGCCTGCAATCAAATCATCTGCTTCTAAGTTTTCATGGCGCATTACAGTAGCATTGGTCTTTTCTGTAATGAAATTTTTAAACTCATCAAATGCTTCCCAGAACAACTTGTCTTCATCTTGTTCTCGTTGCGTCATCGCCGCACGAGTTTCTTGTCTATTAGCTTTGTAAGGCTTGTAATAGTCCTTACGCCAGCTACGACCTTCGAGACAGAATACTACATGAGTACCGCCGAAGTCATTCCATGCTTTTTTAATGCTGTTAAATGTAATATGAAAGGCCATGCCAAGTTTTATTTCTGCATTGCCTTGTACCACATGACGGGCACGGAAAAATGTGTTTGCTGTATCAACAATAATATATGTCATTCTACTTGAGCTCTGCCGTTAGGCAATTTACTAACATTAATAAAACCTGCACTAGATCTTTGGGGATCTTGTCCAGCCTCGACAAGCATGTTTGCGGCCAGTTCTCTAAACCAACGATCTACAATTTCTTCTTCTGGATCGCCATCAAAACCGTAACCTGCTTGTTTCAATTGTACTATAAACAAGTCGTTCCAGTCAAGCTCGAAAAAGCCATTTCTAACATTATCTGGATTAATCTTAGTTTCCAAAACAGCAACATATGGCTCACCCTTAGCAGTAGCACGAGCTTTTGGATCCATTTTGGCTTGCTCTTCTTTCTGTTGAGCTAGTACAGTTTCGGCAACTGCTTTATCTCTAACTATCTGGAGTGCTTCTTTTTCGGCTTCTAGCTGATCGATCCCTAACCATTTTCTAAGTATTTTTTTCATTTTTTCTCCACGCAATTACAGTCTCTGCCTTGCCTACAATTGCCAGTACATGCGCTATCTGGAATTTTTTTTATAAATTGGTAAAATAAAAATATCATAATTATCCATCCAATAGTAAAACAAAGCATAAAAAACATTTTAAGTTCCCCATTCATTTTTAAATAAAGGAACTTGCAGTCTGTCGCTATATCGTAACCCGGCCTTCATAGCTAATTCTGCTACACGGCGATTATTTAAATTATAAACACTTTCTACTCCGCCTACTGGCATTAGGTATACAGGTCCTTCGAATCCTGAAGCTCTATAAATATCCATGACTTCGATCGCTTCGTATGCATCGTCTTCAGTTGCTACAACAAATTTAAGATAAGTAGAACCAATTTCTTGATATTCTAGTACCACATCTGGACAAATAGCTTCTTGTCTACTTTCACCACTAACACTAAGTTTAGGACTTACGCTAAATGTTAGTCCTCTTCCAAAAAATCCATCCCCGTTCCATTTTAACAAATATTCTTTAAAATCTTTTGTTAGATGTTGGGTACCATTTGTTTCAAAAGTAATCTCTTTTAATGGTCGCATATATTCGTGATCTAACAAGTCGGGATATTGTTTTTGCCAACCTAATAACGGTTCGCCACCTGTAATGACCAAATGTTCGTCTTGCCAACTTTTCCAAGGCAAAATTTCCATAATGCGTTCTACAATAGCATCAGTAGTCATCATGGGACTAAGATCTTTAAACCTAGGATCCCAACTAGCGTAACTATCACAGCCTGTACTAACTAGAGGTAAATCATTATATGATTTAAATTCAACAATTCTTTCGGCAATACTATCAGCCTCTTTACTAGATTCACCGCGTGGCATACCAAATCC